GAAGCTCAAGGGCGGATGCCTTCAAGATCAACCGTGAACACTTCGGCAGAGGCCGGGGTGTAGGCCGCCAACGCCTGAACGGCGACGTAAATGGTTTCTCCATCAATTTCCTGCGGGCGGACAGTGATGGCCCCCGACGATGGGTTAGCCATGCCGTAGGCTCCAGCCGTAGCCGAAGCGCGGTCCATGGTCACATCCACAAACCCGCAATGCCCGGCAAGGTCGGTTACAGCGAGGGCGCCAATTGCACCGCCCGCGCCGTTGTCGCCAACGCTCCAGGTCGGAACCCGGTCAAAGATATGAACCCGGAAGCTCGCGTTTGTCAGCGAAATGGCCGACTTGCGAAGCCTTACCCGATCAAAACGAAACGCGTCTCCAAGGGCGCGGACGCCATCGCGGATTGCGGGCGAGTTGTAGGCGTAGACCGACGTTGACACCGCGACCAGATCGTTTGCCGTGTAAGCGGTCGTGTCTGCCGGGCGGGTGAACGATGCCGAGAGGACGGTAACGCCCTGAGGAGTGTTGGCCATTAGAGCCCCGTGTTGATGTTGAAATACGGACGCCGCACAGTGCGAATGTCATCGGCCCGGAAGCCCGGCGTGAACCGTGAGCCCCTGTTGAGCCTCTCAGCCGTCACAAGCCCCGCCAGAGCCTCACGATAGGCGTTCATCCACACCGGAACCCGCTCGTCATCCACAAGGTAAGGGGCGGCTTGCAGGAGGGAGCCGTAGAGGTAGGCGTTGGGGTAGTTGGCGAGAACCCAATTGGACGTGTTGCTGTCCGACAGAGGCGGGATCGTCGTCCAATAGGTCAGCGTGATTGTGTAGGCTTTGTTGGGGACCGGCGAGAACCGCATGTTGCGATTGTAGATGCTGTAGGCTCTAGGCTGGTCCGCCTGAACGTCCCTGGTGGCCCGCATCACGTCCATTGAATCGGGCGTGATGTTATCCAGCGGGATAAAGTTGCCTTGATCGTCCGTGACCGTGACGCCGATAGGCCCGGCAAAGTCGGTCGGAAGCGCCTCAAATTCTGCATCTGCCGAGAACGTGGTAATCGTCACCATGCGTTCGGTGCGCAGCGGGTCAACGCCAGCCGAGGGCATCCCCGTCGCAAACCCGGCTTCCGCAAGCGTGATGAAATCCGGAATAACGCTCGTCAGGTCCGTCCGGTGCAGCCAATTGGCTACGGACGTTTTCAGTTGGTCATACGTGGTCAAGGCCATCAGGCAGCCGCCCGCATTTTGAGCCAATCGCCGATCTTGCCGACGTAGTTGCTACTGCCGCCCGTGTGGGTAAGGGTAAGCTCAGGGTCGAGCCACACCTGCCCCCCGATAGCCCGCCAATCGCGGCAGAAGGCGGTATCCTCGCCTAGCAGCAGGCCATCCTCGACAGGGGCATGAAAGAACGCATGGCCCCGAAATTGATAATGGCTATATCCCCGGTTCGGGTGAGCCGCTTCCAGCCGCTCAAACACAGACCGATTAAGGGCCATAAACCCGCCCGGAACGCTTGCCACTTCAAGCAGGTTCGTATCGGGATCGGCCCACAGTTCGGGCCTCTCCAGCCACCCCACAGGGTAGCTTTCCGGCTCCTGCTTGAGCCGATAGGCCCCGGCGACAAAATCCACCGGATGATGAGCAAGGCGGACAAGATCGCCCGGCTCCCATGACACGTCAGCGTCAATGAAAACCAGACGATCTGCCTTGCTCGCCAGAAAGTCGCTAGCGATCTGGTTGCGGGCGTGCGTGATCAGGCTGCATCCCGGAAGGAACACAGCTTTAAACTCACACCCTGCGCCAACCGCGACGATTTGCTCGTTGAGCAAAGACCGCACAGTTTCGACGCAGACCTTGCCGTCATAGCAAGGAACCGCAACCAGAATATTCACTAGGCAGAACCCTTGATCAGACCGACGCTGACAAGAGCGGCGCGCAGGGCATTGCCTTGAGCGGCCAGGGTGGCAATCGCGTTAGCCAGAATTGCCGAGTTATAGGTGCCGGTGATCGTCAGGATGCCGTTGGTATTGGCAGCCGTGCCGCCTGAAGCGTCGGTGATGGCGCCTTGGGCGGTGATGCCGATACGGGCAACCGGAGTTGCGCCGTAGAAGCCGATCAGTTCAGTGGCGCCCGTGCCCATAACGGTGCCGTCGGGACCATTGTCCCCAACATAGCAAACAGCCATTGCTGTTCCTTTCATGAAAAGAAGGGGCGAGCATTACCCCGCCCCAAAGCCCGGAAAGGGCTAGTTGTTGGCGAGACGACAGGCCAGTTGCGGGCGGAGCGTCTTGTAGCCGTAGAGGACATCAATACGGCAAGGGAGGTTGTCGTTGTTGATGTCATACTGGCGCACGATGCGCATCGAGATGCCGTCCTGAACCTTGCGGGAAGCGAAGTCGACGCCGTTCGGCATAACAAGGTCAGCCGTGGCGAAGGTAAACGCTTCCTTCTGATACAGGAGGGACAGCCCGTGAGCCGTGTTAGCCGTGCCGGAGAAGGTGACCGCCGCGTTAGTGGCAGGCAGAGCCGAACAGTTCTGATTCGCGCCCGTGGTGATCAGCGCCGGGCTAAAGGCGATGGTCGTGGTCGTGCCGGAATAGGCCGCAGTGGTCACGAACTGGCGAAGCTCAGTCGTGGCGACCTTGGTTTCCGGGTGGACACGATAGACGCCCGCGATGGTGAAGACCTCACCAAGCGCAATAGAGCCCGTGCCGGTGCCCACAGTGACCGACGTAGCGCCCGAAGACGGGATGCCGTTCAGTTGGTAGGAAGCGCGGGTGCCGGGCGTCAGGCCAGCAATCAGGGTGTTTTCGGCGAAGTCAAAACCAGCCGCATAGCCCATCATGCCTTCGCGGTATTGCTTGGAGATGGACGATTGGTCTTGGAACAGGCCCTTAAGGCTGTCCACCAGATCGACGTTATCCTGCGTGTTAAGCAGGGCCGTGCGGTCATTGGTAGGCGCCAGGGCGTTTTGCAGCTTCGCGCGACCAGCCAGGGTTTTGGCAAGAGTAGCCGCAGCCGCCTGGTTATCAACCTGTTGAGCCACGTCCAGACGCATGGACAGGGCGTCGGCTTCGATGTTCGCAGCGAGAACCGCCATAGCGGGCTCAAGGATGCGCTTGGAGAAGTCATCCAGCGAGAGGGTAAGATCGGCGCTGGAGAAGTTGGTATCAACACCCTTTTGGGTGGCGACTTGCAGGGTAACGCTGGATTCAGCGGTGTCCTGCACTTCAATCGTTTTGCCGGTGCGCACGGTGTATTGGTTCGGCAGTCGGATTTTCAGACTGTCGCCAATCTTCGCGCCCGACTTGGCAAAGCTGTCGTCATATTGACGGTCAATGGAGCCAACAAAGGTCAGCTTCTGGTGAAGGATGCGAAGCGCCTCGCGCGTCACAGCGGTTGGGGTAAGGATCGAGTTAGCCACGGTGATGGCCTTTCAGAGAAGGGGTTAGCCCCGTCGCCCTTTGGCGAGCTGGGCGTTCCGTCGCCTAATCCACTCGTCATCGCTCAGTTTGTCTGACAGACCGGTCGGGGGGGCGGGGTTTGATCCCCTCACCTTGACCGCCGGTTGGACTTCCTGCGCTTTGAGATGCTGACTGACGACGCGTTGCGTCTTCGTCGCCTTCTCAAGTTCGTGAAGCCGGTGCATCATTCGGACAAAACGTGGATCACTGATCTGCCGAAGTTCGGCGTCTGAGTAATCAAACTGCGTTCCGGTCCTGACGAGCGTGTCGGCCAGTTCCTGAGTTAGCGGGATGTTGTGCTTTTGCAGATACGCCGCGCCGTCTTCGTTTTGCTTCGCGCGGATGCGCTGCGTCTCGAAAGCTGCGGCCTGCTGCGCCTGCTGAATCTCGCGATCCGCCCCGGCGCGGGCTTCCTTTGTGCGCTGGTGGGTGCGGAACGCCGATTGCAATGCGTCCGCGTCGGCTTGCGCCTCTTCCACCATTCCCTGAGCGCGGAGTTGTGACACCCGGTTTTCCCAAGCGTCCCAGTCTACCGTCTCATATTCGGCCAGCCGTTCATCCAGCAACGTCGCCTTCGCGTGTGCCTTGATAACCGCTTCATTCGTCTGCGATTGCTGGAGTGCGCGTTGCTCCAGTTCCCGACGCTGTTCAGCCACTTCCTGCGTTTTGCGGGTGTAGTCCGCTTGCATCATCAACTGCGACTTTAGCGCCTTTGGGATGCGGTATTTCTTCCCGTCTAGGTCAACCTCGTCGGTTTCCTCTTCCGGCTCTTCGGCGTCGGATTCATCATCCTCGCCTTCAGGCTCGTCGGCTTCAACCAAGTCGTCACGTTCGTCATCGACTTCCGGGGCGTCAGCTTCCGGATTGGTCTGAATATCGCTCATGTGTCCCTTAGGGGTTTAGTTCTGGGTGCCCAACGCTTGCCCAGGTATCGCCGCCTCAGGAGGCTGGCGCATCTCGTGTAAGACCTTCATGCGCTCGGTTTCGGCTTCGAACCGATTGGTCTGCGCTTCGTTGGCCTTAATCTGCATTTCCATGACCTTGACCGAGTTATCGGTTTTGAGGGTCTGGTTCTCAGCGGTTAGCTGCTGGATTTGCGCCATGCCCTGCTGAATTTGCTGCTGCACTTCGGGAGGGATGCCACCGCCCTGTTGCTGATTGGCCGGGTTCAGCGAGGCCAGCCGCTTGGCGACTTCCTCGTGTTCGGGCCAATCCATATTCTTGGCGACCAGATCGCCCAACACGCCAGCGGCGGGAGGGAACGCTCTAATCAGTTCCGTCATTTGCGTGGCCGCTTCCTCACGGCGTGACGTGAACGAAGGACCGGCGTTAACGATGAGGTCGTATTTGCCTAGCGCCAGTTCATAAATGGCGAGGATCGGGTTGCCCTGGTCGTCCAGTTGCGGCTGACCGTCAGGCCCGACCACCGGAACCGGCTGTTGCGTGTTGACCGGAACGGACTGCGGTTCCGCGTCAGGCCCTAGAACCCTGATAACCCGCTCGGTCGAATAAACGTGCGGGATGAGGTCAATCAGGATGCGCCCGGCGTGACGAATGGCCCGCGTCAGGTTGTCAATAAAGTGGAAGGTGTTGGTATCACCCTCCCGCTGACGCGCCATGATAGCCCGCCCGCTCGTCTCGTTTGAGCGTTGGCCCAAGGATGCATCATACATCCCCATAACGGCTTTCATCTCGTCAGAGGTAGACAGGGCCTCTTGCAGCGCGCCCGCCGGAACACCGGCAAACACCTGCCGTTGCGGAGGCGTCCCGCCGTCATATTCCATGTAGGCATGGCTCATAACATTGGCGGTTTCCCACTTCGCCGCGTCAGTCTCAAACGCGCCACGGGGGCCGATAAACGGAGCCTTGGGGGCCAATGCGACAAGTTCGGTCGCCATCGTCCGCCAGTAGTTATACATCCGCTGACTGTCTTTGGCGTCACGGATCAGCGAGCGCCAAATGCGCTTGCCCTCGAAGTTCACTTCCTCCCCATAAACCGGGACGATGGGGATGAACTTGCCGGGCCATTCCACCGTTTTGAGGACTTCCGCCCCCGATAGAATGTATTGCTTGACCTTGTAACTCTCAGTTTCACGAGGCTCGCCGACCGGCTCAATTCCCGCAAGCTGAAAGTCTTCAAGGTTGGCTTCGTATTCGGTCTGATTAACCACCTCGCCACTCGACAAAAGCAGGATGGTTTTCTTGACCTTCTCACGACACCAGTATTCCGCAATCAGCACGCCCTCAGCGGTCAGCCAGGGATCGGCGAGGCCTACATAGGGCTCATCGCTCCAGTTGACCGGCTCGCCTTTGTATTCCTTCTCGTAAGCGTCCTTGGAGATGAAATCGACGACAAGCGCGCAATTCCAGTCGGAGCTATCCGCAGCGGTTGAGAAGGGATCGCCATAGACCGCCAGAGGGTTGGCGATCCGTTCAATTACAATGTCCTGCTCAAACGTGTCGTCAGTCGCATAGCGGGTGTTGATCTTGAAATAACCAAAGCCGCCCGTGACCGCGCACTCTAGCGCCGTGTCGTAGGCCACATCCGCATCCGACGTATATTCGATGTTCCGGATAAGGCCGGAGTAAATGTCCGCGACCTTAACGTCTGCCTTCGAGTCCGCCGGGTGAACCTTGATGGATGGTTTGTTCTGCCGAGCATCGTTCACCACCTGGCGAATGAACGCGGGCAGTTTGTTGACCGTTAGACAGGGGCGTTGATCCATTTCCCGCTGCTGGCGAACAAGCTCGTCCCATTGTTCGCCAAGCCGGGCAAACCGAACGTCGTCCTTGTAAGCCTCACGGTTCTGGCTTTCGACTTCCTGCGCTAGCTCAAAGGCCTCTTTGGCCTCGCTCAGAATGTCGTCGCCCTTCTCGTCACTCATTAGCCCATCCAGCCCCCGGCGCCCTGAAACACGCGCTTGGTCGTTTTCTTGATCATCGGTTCTTCATAGGCCACGGCCATCAGCCCCAGCGCGTCCGCGCCGTGCGATGACCAATCGTGTTCGGGACCAAGGCCCGTGTTCCGGTTGTGGTCCCAACGCTCGTGATAGGCAGCGATTGCCTTCAAGCCGTCGCGGCAGGCGTCACCATCAAACCAGATGCGATCAAACAGCCGCCGGGTGGCCTCGACGCGCTGCATGGCCGCGCCCTTGCCCTGGTTCTTCACGATCTGCGTTTGGAACCCAGCCGCCGCAACGTGGTCTTCGTATCGAACCGCTGACACCGTATCGCGGTGCCCACCGTCATGCGGCAGGACGCACAACGCAGAGCCGTGGCCCCGTGAGCGCAGTTCGTTGACGTAATAGGCTAGCGGCTGGCCTTGGCCTTCGATGTAGTCCAGCACGCGGATTTCACGCCCGACAAATTGGGCTATCCAAATGGCCGTCGAGTCTGAAACGCCAATATCCCAGAACGCCCGCTTTTGAATGATCGGGTCAGCCTCGATACAGCCAAGCCGCCCCTCTTCCCGCGCCTTGTGCAGTTGCTTGGCATAGTAGGCGCCATCAACCGCCGTGACGTAGGCGCCGCCCCAAACGTGTTCCGCCTTGGATGCGTCGGCCTGGTAGTCAAATTCCATTTCCGCCTTAAGCGGGGATTGGTCGAACCACTTGTTATCGCGCCAGCTTACCGGGATTAGCAGACTGTCAGGC